ATCCATGACCTCTGCGGTCACTAACTGTAAATACTTTTGTGCAAGGATTAGACTGGACATCGCTCCTGCCAATTTTAAACCTAAATCGCCATATTCTTGCAACTCCTCTGTTTTAAAAAGAAGATTTGTCAACTCGGTATGGTCGGCAAGATCAAGAAAGTTATCAGCACTAACATCTTCGTCAGTTTTAAGAGGTATTTTGTATTTTTTCACTGCACCCATTATCTAATTAGTAGATGATTTCCTGTCATCGAGCAATACCCCTACTCGGTAAAATGTAAATAAAGAGGATGTTTCTTTAATATGTCTAAAAAACAGTCTTTATGGTAATAGCTTGATGGTCGATATGGGTCAATAAATAGGTCTGTGTCCCTATAAACTGATTTTCCACAATATTTGCAATCGCCTGCCTTATTGTCGACAACTAATTTAACAGTCATGTATTGAAATTTTTGGTTAATATTGATATATAGCTTGTGACTTACAAAAGTCTCATCTCATACCCCTTAGTTTCGGCTAAGGGGTTCTATTCCATAACAAACAAGCATAAATTTTAGGTTCTAACTTGTATTTTTTCCAGAATGATTTTTCACCTTGCAAGTGCAGCAGATAGTGATGGTCATTACAAAGAGGTACTACCCAATTATCATTGGTTTTTTTACCCATACCACTAGGTTCTGCGTGTGTTAAATGGTGAGCTGCCACCGAATAGTCGGTCTTGCAAACAGAACAAGGTAGTGATCTAACAAAAGCTAAGTGTTTTGGTGATCGAATAGTTTTTTTCTTGGCAAGGGGTAATAGTGAATAGTCTATGCGTTTTCTAGTCACGAATAGTATGTCTGCGTTTAGCTAACCCTAGGGGTTCAAGAGCAAAATGTAAGCCTTCTTTGAGCATCCTAGAGGCTTTGCGAGGCGATATAGCGTTCATGTGACTATATTGTTTAAGTGTAAAACCTTCACCACATATCTTTTGTAGGATATTCGTATAATTATTGCCAATCACTCGATGAATGTAGTTTAGTTTTTGTACCGCATCTAAGCGAACATCACCTTTAAGTACTGAAGATCCATCTATGCGTACACCATATTTAATCATAGCCAAGTTATCCCCAGTTGCTTTTAATTGTGATTGCTCGAATAGTTTTCTGTATCGGTCAGCAGCTTCTAGTAGTTCCATGCCTAGTATTTTTTTTGCACCAAGGTATGACAGCTCGCTTTCCTTAATGTTATAGGCTCGGACAGCTCCCCTGTTGCCACCCCTGTATTCTATGGTTCTTTTATCTTCTTTTTTAATTTCCACAGTAACCACTACATTCCTCACTAAAAAAATCCATTTGATTTTCGCTTTTGTCAAAGTCTACTTCATCAATTGGTACTGCTGATCTATGTAAAAAATATTCATCCTGTGAATAATTTGCATCTTTGTTGTTTTTTAATCTTTCTTGATTTCTAATGGCTTTATCTATTTTAACAACTTCATCCCATTCATTTTTGTTTTGTTTGACATATAACCACTCTTTGTCATTATGATATGGGCAAAATGTGCAAGCTGAACGAGGTGGTTCTGGATAATTATATTTTGCCATCCATTTGACACAATCTTCTCTCCTCATTTTTTTTTCAATAAGTGGATATTCGTTTGTAATGTATTTAACTCTATTGGGTTTGACCCTAAAAACTTCGTCAAGTGAAATGCCCATCAACATTTCAACTTTTGTTCCCTTCTTTCTTTTTTCCCCTTTTTTTAATCCTATCAGTTCTCTTACTTTTTGAACAATAGGTCGTATTTTGTAATCATTTGTGCATTGACGCAACAACATCTTTTTTTTGCCAGTCTCTTTGTTTTTAGTAAAGAAGGGTATAGTAAAAGCGTTATATTTACCTTCAGCAGCATCTAATATGTCTTGTTTAAGATCCCTCCAAGTAACTTTATATACAGGAAAACTAAGTTGTTTTTCAAGCCACTCAAGCCAATCGTAAACCGCCTGTGGTTCACCCTTTGTGTCAGAAAAAACAGCACAATCGACCATGGGAACTTCCCCTTTTTCAATCATAAGTGCAAGTGTCGAGCTTTGCACACCAGCACCTAAACTTAAAACTCGTAAATTTGCTTTAATTTCTTTCTTTATCAATTTGTTTTATATATCCTTTGTACCAAGTTGCAAAACTGTCCTTGGACAGCCTGCGTTTCATAGTTGTTATATGTTTTTGTGTCCAATGTGAACGACCCAACAAATACTTTATGTGTTTTTTTTTGCCAACAGATGTTAATAAATTGTGAATATCTATGGGTTTTTTTTCTGTTGACATCTTTTGTAAAACAAACGAATAATTATAATTATTGTATACCAGATGGTTGTTTGTATGACAATAGCTTGTATACAAGATTATTATAATGAGGTGATATGATTTTAAGTGAAGCAGGACATTGGTATACATTAGAGGGTAAGCCTCAGTATACTGTCATCGGTAAAAATAAAAAAGAACGCAACACAACTTTACGAGATGCTCGTCAATTAAATTTAGTTCCAAGTGTAACTACAATATTAGATGTTGTTGCCAAACCAGGATTAGTTAATTGGCAAATCAATCAAGGCATCCATGCAGCTCTTACATTAGATAGAGAAGTAGATGAAAGCGATGAACAGTTTTTATATCGTGTAAGACAAGATAGTAAAGAGCAAGGACTGAAAGCAGCCGAGCAAGGTACGAAAATTCATGGTGATATCAATATGGGTTTTGCAGGCAAGAAAGATAGTGAAGTTTATAATCACCTAATTAAGTTAATTAACAATTCATTTCCTAATCAAGACTGGATCTCTGAAGGTTCGTATACAAGTAAAGAGATGGGTGTTGGCGGACAAGTAGATTTACATTCCAAAACTATTGTAATGGATTTTAAAACCAAAGATGATATTCAGGGTAAAGACGCAAGTAAGTTGGTCTTTGATAATCATGGTATGCAACTATCAGCTTATGCTATGTTGCTTAACATTGATGACCCTACAAGAGTTTCGATCTTTATTGATCGAAAGAAACCTTCTGTGATACTTCCTTATGTGTGGGATAGGGAGAGTCATCAGAAGCATCTCACTATGTTTAATGCGTTATTAACATTTTGGAAGATGAGTAAAAACTATGATCCCACCATACTCAAGGAGGGAAACTAATGAGTGAAAACATAATAGGTAAAATTACTGCAAGGTATGAACCGAAAAAACCTGGAGATAATTATACTGCATATATCTCTGGATCAGATGGTACTGATTATCGTGTCTATTTACCAAAGTGTGATTTTAAAAAAGATGACATAGTACATATCCGTGCCGCTACTGCAAAAGAAAGTGCAAAAGGTAGTGTGTATTATACAGCTAACAATATTAATTTGTTAGAGGATAACGCACCAGAACCTGTAACAAATGGTCATACAGAACCAACGAGACAACCAATACCACAAAATCTAAGTCATGCTGATAAAGGTTCAGACATGATGGAGACTGGTATATGGACAAGAGCAGCTCCGTCAGTATGTAAGACTATTGAAGATGTCGAAAATTATTGCGATAGAGCATTAGCTTATCGTAGAAAAAAAATAGGAGGTAACGATGAGTTCAACGACCAATTCTAAAACTTGGCAAGAAAAAGAAATTGAAGACCTTTTAAAAATAGTAAGGGGTGCTGAGAAATTAAAAGACTTGTCAGATCGTTTGGAAGAATACAAACCAAATGATGAAATGGAAATGTATAAAGATAAAGGTTTAGGATGAAACCAAAAGACTTCCATCTCAAATTTCCACAATGGCAAGGTGGTGAGTGGATAATTGGATTGGGGTCTTATCTTTTTAATAACAGTAATACAGTTCACGTTTACTGCGACTATCGTAAGAAAAACGGAACTAAGCTATGGGATGGCTACTTAGTCTGTACTAAACAATTTGCTAGTAAATATCCCTTAATCCCCCTGCAAAAAAACCCAAAGGTTAAATTGTATCGAGTTCCATATCAGGAACTTCTCACATTTCATAATAGTATCACAGATAGTACAGAACCTTTGGTCGTAGTAGAAGAACACAAAGAGAACAAAAGGCTTGCAGGGAAAAGAGAGCAAGAGTATATTGAGATTATGTACCAACAGAGGCACAAGTGGAACCCTTTTGAGATAGCTCGTGCATTTGTAGAACAACCAAACGCACCAATATATGTCTTAGAAGGTAAGGGCAGATATGAATGTGCAGGAAGTGTAATAGAGCCTTGTAAGGATGCAAAATGACAGAGGTAGATGAAGACAATATTAGAGAGGTAGATATTAACAAGATTAAAAAATATGCACCAAACGATTCAAACAAAATATGTGTATGGGAAATAGAAAGAAAGAACGCAAGAAGTCCATGGTTTTCTGGTTACTTAACAACCTCAAATAATGAGGTGTTTGAAGTCATCTTGTGGCTTAATACATCAAAAAAAGATAAAATGTATCTTAATGGTGATGTTAAAGAAACAAATTTAAGATTTGTTAATGGTAATAATGAATGATAACCGAAACCCAAGTTGAAGAAGCCCTTGAATGGATGATAAAAAAAGAGGATGCTTTAGCGGTAGCCAAAGCCACTTACCACGATCTCGATAGATATAGTAAAACCATCAAAGCAGAACTCATGTCTAAAATTAGTAGCAATATGTCTGTAGCTGCAAGAGAGACAGAAGCATTAGCCAATGAAGAATATAAAACTCACCTTGATAATTTGCGACACGCTGAAGAAATATATCTTAAGTTAGAGTATGGAATGGACCATAAGAAATTGGTCTGTCAGTTGTGGCAAACAATCTCTGCAAATAAAAGACAGTCCATCTAGTGAAGTCAGATGTTACTGAGTTCTTTAACAACAGTAGTAGTCTAACACCAGAGAGCCTATTGTGGTTATCTGTTATTGTGCAAGCTATACATGATGCTCGTATAGATTTTAACGATGTTAAGATATATGAAGCTCCTAACAGTCGATTTAAATACAAGTTTAGAGTTACAGATGCAGATGGTTACTTGCTATCACAACCTAGACTAAAAAAGTTTTATGAGTGCCTAGATGCAAGGTTGTGGTTTGAAAGACAGCTTGAAGACTTTGAGTTGGTCTGTGCCATGTCAGGTATGGATCAAAGCTATGTGTTTAGAATTTACAACAAAGTTATGGCAGATGATGACATAGACCCTGTAGCCATGTTAAAACAGTTTATGAAGTATTAGTTAAGTAGTGGATTGTTTTGTGATGCTTTTAGTTCTTCTATCTTTGCATCAATATACTCGATAGCAGCTCCATTAATTTTAATGTCAGCTTTGACTCCCTCAATTGCTTTTATAACATCTTCTATTTTTTGATTGATACCAGATAGATCCACAGTCTCATTGACTACAAACTCTTTGTTTTCTAGTTGTGCAATACGATTATTAAACTCACCCCATGCCATAAAGCCTCCGCCTATAGCACCGATAACACCTACGAGTGCAGCATAGCTTGCTAGTTTATTGAATATTCCTTGCATTTAATAACTCCTTTAATTTTCTTAGTGCGTTGTCTGTTTTGGTTTTAGCTTCGTTTAGTTTTATTTGATATTGAACTACAGGATCAGTGCCTGCTATGTTCGCTTGTGCAAGGTAGATAGTTTTATCATAGCCTTGTAAATCTGTTTGTATAAAAAAGTCTTGGTTGCCAGAGGGTAGTTGTCTTGTGTCAAACAATGCTGTGTTTGCATTAAAGTACGCTGTCATGTCAGGCTGCGATGCGGTCATCTCTTTTGACACCAACTCGTTAATTACATTGAGAGTAACGCTTACTCTTTGCATTTCGTTTTTGATCTTACTTTGTATGGCTTTCTCTATCGCTGCAACCTTGATGTCTATATTAACTTCCACGCTTTCTTCAGAGCTTGGTTGTGGTTTTTCTGCAACGACTGTAGGTCCTGTTTCAACTGGCTCCTCGATTGTTTCTTTTTGTTCGGCAACTTCTGTTGTCGGTTCTGGTTCGTCTGCAACAACTTCTTCGCTGCTGGGTTGCTCTTCAATTTCATTTACGGTTTCCTCTACGACCTCTGGCTCTTCTTTAGCCATAGCCACTTCTTCTACAGGTTGTGCTTCTTCCATAACAACCTCTTCGTATATCTCTTCGACTTCTTCTATAAACTCATCCTGCATTTCTTCTGTAAACTCTTCGACAAACATCTCTTCAGGTATAGCTTCGTATACCTCTTCTATCACAGGCATCTCGTCAAATATTTCTACATTAGAATCATTCCAATCTAGGGTTTCAACCATGACAATATCTTCTGGTATAAATTCTTCCAAGACAACTTCTTCGTAATAGTCAGGTTCAATGAACTGTTCTTCAAAAAAAAATTCGTCAAGTGCTAAATAGTCATCTTCTATTTCAAACTGCTCTTCTATAAATACTTCAGGATTGAATGAGTATTCAATGGTCAATACTTCTGGTATAAAGGGGTCTTCCTCATACACATAAATATCTTCTAAAATAAAATCATCAATTGTGTCTTGGAAGTTGTCAATGATGTTCTCAACCTCTGCTATCTCGTCTTGACCTGGACAAGTAGGTGGGTTGTTTTGCCAACAGTATGTAATCTCTGTAACTGTAGTAGAACTAAGAGCTTGATAATTTAGTCTGAGATCAGGTTCAATAATATCTGGTCCACTATGTCCGTTGTTCCAATTACCTGCTGCATCATCGATGTCAAAAGTAAATCTTGTTGTAAGTGTACCGTGTGCATTGTTAGGATCAGGTGGTATAATCAGTGTGTTGGTATGCGAATTAAACTGATTGTTGTGATTGGTTGTATCTTCTAAAATAATACTCTGTGTAATTGTGTCAATACCGTTACTAGCGTTTTGTTCCATTGTAATAGTAGAATCCCATTGATTCCACCAACGAACTTTTGCAGTGAGTGTAGACGTAAGTCCTTGTTGTAGTTCTTGTAGAGAAAGTAAATCCTCTGAGTTGATAATGCTCTCTGCATACTTATCGTCTTTACCTGTAAGATATATGTTCTCATTGATGTCAGATGAGTCAGGAAACATTGTGCCTTGCCAACTACCATCGAGCCAATCATGGCTAAGTAAATTATTTGTAGTGACAGGGTTGCCTGTAGTAACTGTTGTGATTGTTGTGGTATCGCCTACGTTTGGAGTGTCAGGTATTACAACGACATCAGCGATGGTTGTTGATGACGTTAGTAGGCTCGCCATTGCTATCAAGTATATACTTTTCTTTAACATCAAACCCCTCTGTAATTTCGTTGTCTACTTTTTCCATGTATCTTAAAGCTGATACATACTCTTCATAATCTGGTCTTTGCTTGTCGTATTTTTTCCACTCATCTCTTGCTTCATTACCAATCTTGCCTTGGAATGGACAAGGCGTACCTGCATGATCCATAGCTTGGAATACTCTTGCATCTTGGCAAAGTATAGATACCGCAGCTACCTTCATGTTAAAATCGTATAATAGTTTCGACAGCTTCATACGTTCACAATTCATATCTCTTTTAGTAATGCCTACACTAGCACCCAATCCAAACTTTTGTATGCCTCCTGAAACCCCTGTAGTACACAAGTCTTGTGACATCGCAGAGATACTTGGTGCTGATGCACTTGGCACGACACGTGTGTCCCCTGTGTAGGAGTTGTTTGCAGTGGTATTGTTTGTAGTATTTGTGGTCGAAGTAGAACTGGTCGAACCACTTTGATACGTTGTCGAACTTGACGAGCTGTAACCTCCAGTAATGGCAGTGTTAGATCCAGACGTGGTGGTCTGCGTATTATCAGTAGCACCAGCGTTTGACACATCATTGGTTGCCATGGCTGAGTTCATCAATGCACTAAAAACCCACAGCATCAGTATTGTGATACCTGCTGCAATAATAATGTTTCTAATCATACTTCATCCATTTCCACGTATCTGTTTTCACAATAGAAAGCGAATGTCTTTAGTTCTTTGTCTCCCAAGTTTCTGTGAATAGAAAGTAACTCGTCTATCATGTCTACTTTGTTTTGCCATGTATAATCAATACACTCAAACTTAGTATCAAAAGATTTAATCATATAATCTGTCATCTTTGGCTTATCTACATCGTGGTAGACTAGCATTGCGGTTATAACCCAAATCATTTTTTGATAAACATTTTAGCTGCTTGTCCAGCTCCCTTAATTCCAAATGATGCAGAAATCGCAATGTATAATAAGTGCTGGTAGTACGTAGGGAGTTCTTGTAAAGCAATGAACCCAGTTTTAACAAACTCTTGACAACCAGGAATGAAAACGAGAACCGCAGGGGCGAGTAGCACCACCAAAGAAACTTCATCTTTCCAAGATCCTTGCATCTGATTTACTGCTGATGCTTCCCAAGATACTTTGCCAGCTATTTGTTGTTCTTTTAATGCTGTAGTAGCTTTGATCTCAGTAAGTTTTGCTTGAGATTTAGCTTTTCTTGTTTCGACTACACCCTTAACAACATCACCAGCCACCCCTAAGAGAGGCTTAATTAATAATTGTAACATATATGTCCTTATAAGTTTTGTATGATATGACTAAGCTCTATGCACCGAGCAGGTGTTTGTTTGTGCCAAAGACTGTCTCGCATTTGTTTACCTGCCTCTGGAAAATCTTTTTTACCAATAGCTGCAAACATCTTACGAAACTTTCGTACTCCGCTTTGACCAAGTTGAAAACACATCTCAGTCAGTACGCCTTCTATCGTTTCTTTTTTCTTGTCTTCTAATTCTGAGAACCCTGTACCAGTTAGGTGTTCGTAAACTAATGTCTTTGCACCTTCGTGTGCTTTATCGTAATCTTTGTCAAATAGCTCTGACCAACCTTCTTGCGTAGTGGGTACATCTTCACCATCTAGTATCTTATGACCCCATCCGCCAGTTAAGTGACCCTCTGTGCAATGATACCT